AACCGCTGTAGTGGCTGTTACATCGTCCACCCACAAGTTAGCCCATCGGACACCCGTAGTGCCTAGATCGTCTGTGGAGTCTGTGTCGGAGATTATATTCCCGCCGGTGGTTAGGCTGGTTAGTGTCCCAACAGAGGTGATATTAGGCTGGGCCGCAGTGGAGAGCGTCCCTGTCAATGTAGTTGCTGAGAACTCTGTAGCCGAAGCCACCCCTGCGGATGTCACTCTGAACTTCTCAGCCGCTGTAGCTCCTGCTGCCATCAGCTTAACGACGAAGTCAAAGTCTTCTGACGTGGCTGTGACGTCTGTAACGACTGTGCCTAGCACCATGCCTGTCTCGTTGTTAGAGGCTGTGGTTTCGACGATGTAATCCTGGGACACACCAATGCCGTTAGCGGGTGTGCCTGATGTAGTATGCTTTAGTTGGTGTACGGACGTTGTAGCCGAGTTAGTGGCGTCGTCCAGTGTGGAGATCAGGAGAGCTGTGTTGACAGTTCCTGTGAAGGTGGGGTTGGCTTTATTAGCCTTAGTTGCCGACGCTGTGGAAATGTTATTAAATTCTGTATCAATCTCCGTACCTTGAACGGCTTTATTCGGGTTGCCAGATATTAAGGCGTCCTTGGCTGCGAAGTTAACGGTTTTGGAGTAGTCTGCCATGATGCACCTATATAGGAGAGATAATAAGAAGAGCCTGAGTAGGCTTTAACACCCACTCAGACTCTGTGCTACTTACTAGGAGTCATTGCGACTCCGCTATTGCTTATACACTCGCTAGAGCGACGCAGAAGCCTGCTTCAGGACGGTACACCTTAGTACCATAGATGCGGTCAGACGTATACAGATTAGACAGGAATTCCTGCTTGTATTGCGTCTGCGATCTAACACCAACCTGCTCAGCTAGTACCAAACCGTCTGTGTGCCAGAGCATAGAGCCTCTAACGTCGATACTACCACCAGCGTTCTGTGCAGCAGTCTCGATTACAGGTACGTTAGTGGAGCATAGGAAGTTACATCCATACACTTCACCGATCATGCCGTTTACAGTACCACGATTGCCTGTGAAATCACTAGAGTTGAAGCGAGTGATGCCCAACATAGTGTTCTTAGCAACAGGCGGGATAGCCCATGTGCGGCCTGTCATAGGCACGTCGTTATCATCCATCTTCTGTAGCATATCACGGATAACAACATCTGAGATGTCGTCACCAGCCGCTACAGTATCATCAGCAAACAGCGATACAGAAGTACCGGCATTAGCGTAGAAAGAACCAGAGTGGATGTAGTCAGCGCTGTCTGAGTCGCCCCAGCCAAGATTACCAGTACTAAATAGCTTAGTGTCTACCTGTGTAGCTAGTGCGAAACCAGCGTCGTCTGTGAAGAACCTACGCATAGACTCTAGAGCCTGTACATCAGTGAGGTCTTCGATTAGGCGCGAGTATTCCCAGTGCTGGTCAATCAAGATAGACAGTTTAGTGTCTACGTTGTTCTGAACAGTCACTGCGGTGTTCTCTGCCTTCGCGTATGCTGCACCACGAACAGGCTGAGGCACGTGGATAGTGTCGCCTTTCTTACCGTTGAAGGCCATCTTGCGTACATGAGGTGCTACGACAAGGTTGGTCTTATAAGCCGCAATAGTTTCATCACTCCAAATCTCAGGGATGAACGCTGCTGCGCTAGTGTTGTCTACAAAGCCGCCCGTGGCGGGATATGTGGAAGTTGCCATGCTACTTTACTCCGGTTTAGGAGATAACCCTCTTCTCTGCGTATGCTGCCATTATTTCAGGCTGTAGTTGAGAATATCGTTCTGGGTCATCCATTTTAAGTTTAATTAAGTCAGTCCGTCGGTAAAGTTTACGATTGTCCCCGTTAGAGCCAGGAATGGCCCCTGTGCTAGCTTTCTGCGTCTGTTGGCGTTTGTCGTTAAGGACAGCGGCGTCGGACTCATTAGGCTGTGTAGTCTCTGTTACAACTTCGGCAGGTTTGACCCTTTTCCATTCGGAGAGAATCTCGTCTGCGGCTTCTACGTCATAATTGGCATTAGCTTCTGACAAGGCTCTCGCCCTGTATTTGCTCCCGTCCACCCATTCTTTGAACTTAGGGTCTGCCAACACTTCTGTTATATCTGAGTGTTTATTAGTTAACGTATCAAGCGCTGCTTGTTGCTGTGCAGATACTACTTGCTCCCTAGCCGCTTTAATGCTAGGGTGGTTGTCAATGATCTTAGATATACTGCCTCTAGGGTCATCAAACAGGTCAATCTCTTCTTCAACCTCTGGCTCATTGGTTGTGGTTTGTTGCGTAGATTGTGACTGATGTGTTATAAAGTCATCTACAATTTTCCTTAGTTCCCCAACCTCAGCGCTTTGCCTTCCAGCTAGTCGCTCAGCGTTCTGGTGCATCTCCGCAATTTCTTGTATTGATTTACCTTTATACTTGTCGGGTACGTCTGGGGCCGCTTCTTCAGCAGGCGGTGTAGTTTCCGCAGCTTCTACAGCTTCGGGTACAACCAGCGTTGCTTCATTCTGGCTCGCTACAGGTTCCAGCGCTGCTGGGTTGTCTGTTGGCGTTGTAGAGGACGCATTAGCGTCTACGTCTATCAGTTGTGCTGACATTAATAAAACTCCGTGACCTAGTCATTGTGGAGAAAGTTAATTATGTGGACGTCGGTTCAAGTCCCATGCTGCATCGGAACCGTGATTGGCCGTCGCCTTCTGTTCGAGCTTCATGTGCTTCTCGCGCTGCTTCACCCACTTCTCAGTAGCCTTTGGAAAGTCTCCACTGATATGGTTTAGCTTTGCTCTAGGAGCACATACCACTCTAGTAGCTGGTTTATCACATACTTCGCAGGTACTCTGCCGGACTTCGCCGTTAACGAATTGCTCGCTGACGTGTCCTGCTTCGCACCTAAAATCGTATAAGAACCTCACGAGTTGTAAAGTCCTGTGCCGACTGTGTAGTCCTGTGACTCCAACGACTGTAGATAATCGTTCTCTATTATGTCTGTGTTATCACGCAGGTTCTCTAGAGTACGAATTATATCCATCTGACCGGCTCTGAAGAAGAGGTCTTCAGCAGATCGGGTCTGTTCTACGGAGTTGATGTTAGAAGCACGCTCTACAAAGGTTTCTAAGAGAACTTTAAAGGGTTGATAGTCCCAAAGCTCTTTCATAGCCTCAATATACTGCTCCAACTGCTCGTCTCTCGTAGTCTCACTCATCTGTTTCTCCTATTTAGGACAGAATCTCTTGACATTCCGGTAAGAATGTGCTATAGACAATACTATAACACAGAATTACCCAAAAGTCAAGCTGTTTCTTCAACTTTCTTCGTAGACTTGGACGATGTCTTAGGTTTTGGAGCCGATTTAGCCTCCAACGCCTCTAGACGAGCTTCAAAGCCCTGTAGAGCCTCGTTAACTTCTTCCTGTAAACGCTGTAGGTCTTGTCCCGTTACTACTATTGAGTAATTCATTGCTTTCTCCTGGTTGGTTTGAGGAACTAAGTTTTCTCATTGAGTCAATACTTAGCTTTTTCTCTGTGAGCATCCTATCTGTAACAGCGAGACGCCGCTCAAACGCCTCTTTCGTAGCATCAGGCGGCAACGTAGCCGCTATAGCCTTGATTTGGTCTATCTCTAGCTGTACAGGGACTGCGAGAGTCTCTGCCTTGTACTTAGTAGCTCTGGCCCTGCTCTCAGCCGCTTGACCCTCTAGAGCTGCGCTCTGGCTGTTCTGGAAGCGCATCTGAGACTCTTCTACGGCCTGCTGCTTCTGCTGAGCCTCTGGAGACACTTCAGCACCTGCTTTGAGAGCAGCAATAACTTCTTCTCTGTTGGAGATGTTCATGTGGTTCACAACAGCCTCCAGTAGTAGAGGCTTGAGAGGGCTGTCGTCGCCCATTGTCTGAAGAAGCTGCCCTAGCTGTGCTACCTCGTACTCGCGAGCTACGATGCCTAGATTACCCTTAACCACGAACTTGTAATCCTTGGCAGGGAACTTCTCAGGCTCGTATTGCATATAACGCCACGCAACCTTGTTGATGAAGGGGATTAGGAAGCTCTCCTCAAAGTTGAGCTGGGTGCGCTTGTGGCGCTTAACTATCGCTCCGGTTGACATAGACATCGTAGCTGCGCCTGTGTCTCCTGGAAGAGTTGTAGGAGTCATGTCTACAGCGCCTGTGGCCTGCTGCACCATGCTGTTGAGCGCCTGAGCCTGCGGGAACGTAATCTGTCCCACTTGACCGAATGTAAACGGATGCAACACCTCACGAGGGTCGCCGTTGGTAAGAATGATCTTTCCTGGAGCCACTGTAGGTCTAGCACCCCTAGGCATCCTAGAAGCGTCCATTCCCATCATAGGATGCACTGTAAGACCTAGAGCGTCAATCCTAGCCCTCATCTCTGCATCTAGAGCCTTCTGACTGTTATAGCCCTTCTCACACACGCCTCTGCCTTGGAAGCGGCTAGGCACTTTATCCCACTGAAAGGCTACGACGTTTCTATCGCCCATCATGTTTGGGTTGGCTTCTGCTTTGAGCAATGTAGTTCCATCAGCAATGATGACTATAGCCTCTACCATGCTGCTAGGGGCTTCTTCGTCGTCCTCGAGGCCTAGGTCTACCACATCGTCTTCATCTTCCTCAGAGGCCTTCTCAAGCAGCTCTCGTGGCACTAAGCCGAAGTATTTAGTAAGTCTTGTCTGGCCTTTGGCAGGAGCAGACAATTCAGGGTCGGCTTGTCGCTCTGTGTCTGTAACGTCTGTGGTGAGGCCAACGTCTCTGTAAATGCCTTGCTCCTGTAGCTG